AAACTATGCAATGGGTGGTCGTGTTGGTTTAAAAGATGGAAGTAAACCACCTAAGATGGATAGAAGAATGTTTATGAAAATTATAGGTGGAATAATGTCATTACCTATTTTAGGCAAAGTTGGTAAGGTTGCAAAACCTACTGTGAAAGCTTTAGCAAAAGAAGCACAAGCAATAAAAATACCACCATACTTTTTTAAACTGGTAGATAAAATAAAAAATTTAGGAGAAGACGTAACTAAAAGATTGTCTACTCAAGAACGAGAAGTTGTATACAACTATCGTACTCCAGATGCAGATTATGAATTAATTGAAGATTTAAATACAGGGGATAAAAGAATTAAAATTTTAAAAGGTGATCCTGATTTTCCTGGATACAAAGAAGAAGAGTTAACTTTAACCAAAGGTCGAAGTGATGAAACTACAGGTAGATTACCTGATGAGTATGATGAATATACAGTTAGATCAGACTTCGAGGGTAAGATGAAAGACATTGATGAGGGAATAGAAGATATTGGTGATTTAGTAGAAGAAGTTGGTGTTGAAAATGTTAGTTTAAAAGACCTACAAGATGCAGGCTACGATGTAGATAGATTACCTTACGAATTAAGAAAAAAGTTAGGAATTAAGTAATGTATTCAAAAGGCAAAAAGAGTGGCCCACCACCAAAATCAGGTCCTACACCACAAGGCTTGAATTTATTATATAATACTGTTAAAACAGTCAAACAATCTGGAGAAAAAATAAATGGCAGATATAGACAAAGCTCTTCCAAACGTAGAGCAAGAGATTAATGTACCTTCTGACGTTGAAGTAGCTGAAGCGGAAAAAGAAGAACAAGAAGAATTAGCAGAGCAAGGTGATCCTGTAGAGATACAAGAAAACGAAGATGGCTCTGTAGATATTACTTATGATCCTGGAATTGGATCTGTTGCAGGAACAGAAAATCATTACGACAATTTAGCAGAACATTTACCAGATGATATATTAGGAAGATTATCTTCTGAATTATTTCAAAATTATCAAGACTATAAAAATTCTAGAAAAGATTGGGAAAAGTCTTACAGAGAAGGTTTAGATTTATTAGGATTTAAATATGAAAATAGAACAGAACCTTTCTCAGGTGCAAGTGGTGCAACTCATCCAGTTCTTGCTGAAGCAGTTACACAGTTTCAAGCATTAGCATACAAAGAATTACTTCCAGCTGATGGACCAGTCAGAACACAAGTAATCGGAATTTCAACTCCAGAAAAAACTCAACAGTCTCAAAGAGTTAAAGACTTCATGAATTATCAACTCATGGATCAAATGAAAGAATACGAACCTGAGTTTGATCAGATGTTATTTTATTTACCTTTAGCAGGATCATCATTTAAAAAAGTTTACTATGATGAAGTTATGCAAAGAGCCGTTTCAAAATTTGTACCGGCTGATGATTTAATTGTTCCGTACACAGCTACCTCATTAGATGATGCGGAAGCAATTATTCATCGTATAAAAATTTCTGAAAATGAATTAAGAAAACAACAAGTTGCAGGTTTCTACAGAGACATAGAATTGAAACCAGGTCAACTTAGAGAAGATGAATTAGAACAAAAAGAACATGAGCTTGAAGGAAGAACAAGAAGTAAAGATGAAGATGTATTTAATTTATTAGAGTGTCATGTTAATTTAGACTTAGAAGGTTTTGAGGATGTCAATCCTGAAGATGGTGAGCCGACTGGAATCAAACTTCCATACATTGTAACATTAGAAGAAAACTCTAGAGAAGTTTTATCTATCAAAAGAAACTATGAAATAGATGATCCACAAAAAAATAAAATTGATTATTTTGTACATTTTAAATTTTTACCTGGATTAGGTTTTTACGGATTTGGTTTAATTCACATGATTGGTGGATTATCAAGAACAGCAACTGCTGCATTAAGACAATTACTAGATGCCGGAACATTATCGAATTTACCGGCTGGTTTCAAACAAAGAGGAATCAGAATTAGAGATGATGCACAATCAATACAACCTGGAGAATTCAGAGATGTAGACGCTCCTGGCGGTAACATTAGAGATTCATTTATGATGTTACCATTTAAAGAGCCTTCTCAAACTTTATTACAACTTATGGGAGTCGTGGTAAATGCAGGACAAAGATTCGCTTCCATAGCGGACCTGCAAGTAGGAGATGGGAATCAACAAGCAGCTGTGGGCACGACTGTAGCATTGCTTGAAAGAGGTAGTAGAACAATGTCTGCTATCCACAAAAGAATTTATTCATCATTAAAAAATGAATTTAAATTACTCGCAAGAGTATTTAAACTGTATCTACCACAAGAATACCCATACGATGTAGTGGGTGGTCAGAGAATGATTAAACAACAGGACTTTGACGACAGGGTAGACATCTTGCCAGTTGCAGACCCTAACATTTTTTCACAGACACAGCGTATTTCCCTAGCGCAAACAGAGCTGCAGCTGGCTACATCTAATCCTATGCTTCATAATCAATATGAAGTTTATAGAAACATGTATGAAGCTTTAGGTGTAAAAGATATTGATAAAATTTTAATTCGACCACAACCACCCCAACCAAAGGACCCTGCGTTAGAACACATTGATGCTCTCGCAGGGAAACAATTCCAAGCATTCCCTGGTCAAGATCACAGAGCACACATGACTGCTCATTTAAATTTTATGGGAACAAATATGGCAAGAAACAATCCAGCGATTATGGCTGCATTAGAAAAAAATTGTTTTGAACATATTTCTTTGATGGCTCAAGAACAAGTTGAAGTAGAGTTTAGAGATGAGATTCAACAGTTACAACAAATGCAAATGATGATGCAACAGAACCCACAGATGGCTCAACAAATGCAAATGCAAGCTAGAATGATTACAGAAAAAATTGAATCTAGAAAAGCGGTATTGATTGCAGAGATGATGGAAGAATTTATGAAGGAAGAAAAAGAAATTACTTCACAATTTGATAATGATCCTATTGCAAAACTAAGAGCAAGAGAACTTGATCTACGTGCACAAGAAAATTATAGAAAAGAACAAGAAGGAAAAGAGAGAATCAATCTTGATAAGATGAAATCTATGATGAATCAAATGACAGATCAGCAAAAATTAGATCAAAATGAAGATTTAGCAAACTTAAGAGCTGATACTTCTATTCAAAAAACAATTTTACAACATGAACTAAAAAATAAGGATGGTATGTAATGAAAAAAGGACAAGCAAAAGTAAAAAAAGTGATGAAAGAGTTCAAAAAAGGTGAACTTAACATCGGAAAAAGCAAAAAGAAGGTAAAAAATCCTAAACAAGCGATTGCAATTGCACTTTCTGAAGCTGGAATGAGTAAAAAGAAGAGATAAATTATGTTTCCATGGTCAATTATAGGTACTGCACTTAAAACTGGCGCTGAAATTTATAAAAATAAGAAAAAATCTGAAATAATTATGTCAGAAGCACAAATTGTGCACGCTGAAAAAATGAAAAGAGGAGAAATTGAGTTTTCTGGACAGATTGCAAAGAATCAAAAAAACGACTGGAAAGACGAATTTGTACTTTTAGTGTTGACATCCCCTCTAGCTATTTTATTTTATTCTGTATTTGCTGAAGACGAAGAGATACAAGCTAAATTAGATTTATATTTTATGAAACTTCAGGAAATGCCATGGTGGATAGTTTCATTGTGGGTATCTGTCGTTGCAGCGATATATGGAATTAAAGCAACCGACTTAATTAAAACAAACGGGAGTAAAAAATGAAAAAAATAGATGCAAAAAAACAACCTGGGTTAGCCAAATTAAAAAAGAAGGCACCAGAAGTAGTAGCTAAAATGGGTTATTACAAAGATGGTGGACCTGTTGATGTTAAAGCAGATGATGCAGTTGACACTGTAGGTAATCCAAAAGGTAAAAAACAATCTATCCAAATACAAGGATGGGGAAAGGCGAGACACTAATGCCAAATTTAAGAAAAATGAAAATGTCTGAAAAAACTATGGAACGTATGAAATCAGCAATGCAAAGACCTGGAACGACTGCCGGTAAAGCATATAGAAAAGCTAGAGCAATGTCGGAAACACCTTCAAGAAAATTACCAGAAAAAAGAGTAATGAGAAAAAAAGGTGGAAAAGCAAAAAGGATGTGTAAGTAATGGCAAAACTTTGTGCAAAAGGAAAAGCAGCTG